CGCCATGTGACGGCCGAGGAGTCGGGAGCCCGACGCCATGATGTCGTCGAACGAAGCGTGCAGGAGCAGCTCCGAGACGGCGATGGCCTTGCCCTGCTCCGCAACGCTGATGCGGAACTGGAAGGCGCTCAGGGCCGACGTGGTCAGGCGGACGCCTTCGGTGAGTTCCGCACCGAGCGTCTCGTTGACGTCAAGGTTGTTGTACTTGAGGAAGTTCACTGTGAGGCCCGGCATCACGCCCAGCTCGGTCTTCTTCACAGCGAACTGCTCGAAGCGCAGGATCGGCATGGCCTGGAAGAGGATCTCCTTCGACCAGATGGCCTGGATGGCCGGGGTCAACGCGGATGAACCTGTGATCGCAGTGCCCTGCGGGTAACCCTGGGTGACGATGCCCGACGGCGCTGGCGCCGCCTGGACGCCAAGGAACGCACCACCCACGGGGACGGCTGCGGGGTTGGACCCACCGCTGACCCCCGAGTACAGGTTCCCTGAACCGCTGATACCACCAGCAATGTCTGGCATGACTTACTTCCTCCTCTGGAGAATGGTTGAGTGATTTCGATGTGTGGACAGCTAGTTCAACGCTGTCCGTAGAACTGCGCTCGCCCTGCGGCGTGCAAGGTGCCCCGGTGTGCGGCGTACTCCGATGGTGACATCGCCCGGATCTGCTCGGGCGTGATCGTCTTCTGCTCCTGTTGCTCCTCCAGAGGACCGTTGCCAGTCGGGGATGTGGAGCGCACTCCTTGCATCCCCTGGATTGCTTGCTGGCGAACGGCCATTGCGCCCTGAGCGATTCGCTCGGAGCGCTCGATTGCATCCGCTATGGATGCGTCGATCTGCTCGGGTGTCTCCCCGGCGACGTAGTCGGCGATGTCGGGGAGGATCAATGCGGCGTTGGCTGACAACGCCGCTGAACGGTAGTCCCGAAGCTGCTGGAGCCGACGCTCCTGTTCCAGCTCCGCCTTGGCGATCTCCGCCTCGGTACGGACCGTGGTGATCTCTTGCTGGAACTGCTCCTGAGTCTGCCGGAGCAGGTCACGAACAGTCATCTCCTCTTCGGCCTTGGCCTTGGCTGCTGCCTCGGCTGCGGCCTGAACGTCTTCGGCTGCCTTGCGGGCGGCGTCGCGCTCGGACTTCAACTCCTCCAGTTCCTTCGCCATCGACTCGATGCGAGGGTAGACCTTGTCCTTCTCCTGCTTCCTGAACTCTTCGACCTGTGCTTCGGTGAAGGTTCGTTCCCCGTTGGTCTGACCTTGCTGCGGTGCGGGCTGTACGACTGGACCCGTGTCCTGTGCTCCCTGTGCGAAGCGGCTTGCCGGAGTGGCGGCGGGCTCGACGCCCACAATGAAGCCATCTCCTGTAGACACGGTTGTATCAACGTTGCTCATGATTCAGTTTCCCCTGTGGATGTAGTTCTACGGTGTGTTCGGAAGCTATTGGTTCGACGGATTCCGGTACTGAGCCAACTTCGTTCCGTAGGCTTCTTCGACCAGTTGTTGTGCAATGTTCGCCACTTCTGGCGACACCGCAGCGGGTGCCCCTGTGCTTCCTTGATCGCTGGGTGATCCAGCAGATGTAACAGTAGCGCCGTTGTCCTCGCCGGGCGGGCCTTGGCCATCTGGCGGCATGCCCGTGAGCAGGAAGACAGCCATCGATGTGGCCGCCTGACGGAGCTGCAACGCTGCTGCTTCCTTCTGCTCCTCGATCAGCTCAGCGAAGATCTCGGCCATCTTCTCCTCGGGGAACTCCTCGCCCAGCTCGCGCAGAGCGCCCCGCTTGGACTCCAGACCGAGGTTCATCTTGGCCATGATCTCGTTCAGCTTGACGAGGATGTCGACCGGCAACGGAGGTGGCCAGTGGACCGACGTCTCGTACGTGTTGGGGTCAGCCGGGTCGAGGATGAGCAGTGACCCGTCGGGCGGGGCGGCGCTCTCACGGGCATCGAACTGGACCGTCCACGGCTCCTTCTGGAAGAGGGTGAGCAGGACGATCTCGTTGATGCGCTGGAAGCCCGAGGTGAACTGGAGCTTCTTCATGTTGTAGCGGTTCATCAGGGGCTGGTACTGGATGTGGAGCGCCACGCCGCTGGTGTTGGAGATCGGCTGCATCTGGCCGAGGGCCTGCTCAGGCACGCCGGTCATCTCGTGCATGACGCGCTTGATGACGTCCATGTAGCCGAGCGGGCCGGAGAGGTCGACGAGCGACTGGAGGTTCTCCACCCGAGCATCCTTGGGCAGGGTCCACGTCTTGCGGGGGCCCTTCTCCAACTGCGAGGTCTTGGCGCCGGTCACGACGGTGATGGGTGCCGAGTGGTAGTTGATGATGTCGCTGATCTCCAGCGCCTTCTCGTTGTACTCGCGGTTCAAGGCCACGACGTCGGCGATGTCCGGCGTGCCCCAGGGTGATCCTGAGACGGGGTTGTTCGGGATGTACACGATGGGGATGACACCGAGCGGGTTGGGCCGGGAGTCGATCAGCTCGTCGTTCACGAACTCCTCGATGCCGGTCTCGGAGATCCGCTCGACGTAGGTCATGACCTGGCGGGTGCCGTCGGCCGCCGTCGTCCAGAAGCGGTACTTGAGCTTGAACGACAGCATGCGCTGGCGGTCGTGCTCGTGCCACTGCGGGAAGCAGTGGGCCGGGTTCATCGGCAGGATGCGCACACGGCCGGGGTGGACGCGCCCCGTCGTGTCGACGTAGGGATCCTCGTACGCCACCTTCACGAAGCAGTCGCCCGTGACGCCAGCGGTCTGGCCCATCTCCCACAGCACAGCTTCCTTGCGGTTGTCCTGCTCCCACACCCGCTTGAGGAGGGAGGGGATGATGGCCGCTGTGGCCGGGGGCGTGCGGAAGGTGATGCCCTTGCCGAAGGTGAAGTTGGTGATGTAGTCGCTCAGCGCTCGCACGTAGTTGGCGGCGAACTGCGGCTCGCCTACCTCGCGCCGATAGGCGTACATGTGGCCGAGGTAGTGGGCCCAATACAGCGAGTAGCGCGAGAGCCGGACGCCGTGAACCTCGAACTCCTCGTCGGCCAGCTCGACCAGACCGAGCGGGCTGATCGAGATGGTGAGGTCGGACTGCGACGCTCGGTACGAGGGAGGGTAAAAGCTGAGCGCGATACTAGATCACATCCCCACGCTGTGTCATAACAGCGTTGTGCATCTGAGACCTCTTCGGCTCAGATAGGTACTTCCAGAGCACTGCCATGATGTGTTGTACTCCCTCGAAGTTGGAGCAAGAGTACTGCCAGTACTCCCGGTGATCCGGGTTGTCTCGCTGGTATGGGCCGTTGATCGACCCCGCACCCCCGACAGCATCCTTGAAGCGCTCCAGGGGTTCGAGGTCTGTGGAGCCGATCTGGATCATGATCGAGAGCGTGGACCGACGCTTGTGCGTCACGCCCGTGTGGCCTTCGCCGTCAAAGTAGCCAGCGGCCCATGCGAGCTTCACTTCGGACAACGGCTCTGAGAGAGGCGGGCTCTTGTAGGTGCAACGACGCTTGACAGCTCGGCTGATCCCACACCCGCATGTCTTGGTCTTTCCGGCCTTTACGTTCTGCCAGAAGCAGACCTTCTCGACACCGCAGTCGCAACGGACGAGAACCCGCCGTTCACCGTTCTTACGAGGGTGCTCCTCGACGATCACCAGTTCGGCGTATCGACGCCCGGTTACAGGGATCGTGTTGTGCGTAGCCATTATCCCTCGACTCTACGCTTCACACGGAACCCAACGGTGTCCGCAACATCTGGCTTCAGGCCCCACACGTCAGCCGGACCGCTCATGTGCTCGACCTCGAAGACGTGAGCCTCTCTCGGATCGTCGGGGTTCTTCCTGTTGTGCATCTTGGCCTTGGTGCGGCTGATCGACTGGGCGTGCTTGAGATTGGGGGTGGCGAACGCCATGGGCACGCCCTCGAACGACCAGTCCGAGTCGGTCGGGTCGATGGTGTCACCAGCGTTGAATGGGTGCGTTGTGCCGTGGAAGAGACCCTGGTTGAGGTGGTCGGAGGCGGCCATCACGGACCCAGAATCACTGTCATCGTGACGACTC